ACTTGTAACTATAAGATGAAGATTATACCTGCTTTACATAGTCGTTGTACTGTTATTGATTTTAGAATAACTAATGGTCAAAGAGTTAAAACAGCAACTGCTTTTCTAAAAAGATTAGAGGGTGTTCTAAATGATGAACAAGTAGGTTTTGATAAAAAAGTATTAGCAGAGTTAATTCAAAAGTATTATCCTGACTTTAGAAGAACAATAAACGAACTACAAAGATATTCTGTAAGAGGTAAGATTGATAGTGGTATATTGTTTAGTTTATCAGAGGTCAATCATAAAGAATTAGTTAAGACGTTAAAAGAAAAACGTTTTAATGATATGAGAAAATGGGTTGTACAAAACTTAGACAAAGAGCCATCACATTTGTTTAGGTCTTTATATGATGTTTTGTATGAACATTTAGATAGTAAATCTGTGCCACAGGCAATATTAATTATCGCTGGATATCAATATAAGGCAGCCTTCGTTGCTGACCAAGAGATAAATATGGTTGCTTGTTTAACTGAAATAATGGCAAGTTGTAAATTTAAATAGGAGTGAACAATGTTTTTTATAGAAGACAAAGATTTTTTAAAAGATAGAGATAAAGATTATATTAAAAATGCTATTCTAACTAACTTTCCTTTTTACTTACAGAGCACAACTGTTGGAGAAGACAAAAATCCACACTTCTCACACATATTATTAACAAGAGAAGAAGAAAGACCACCTTTAGATGGTACTAAAAGATATCCATGGAACTCAGATCATGGCGGTTGGGCAAAAGGTATATTAGATAAATTTTGTGAAAAGAATAATATTAAATATGATAGAATATTAAGATCAGTTTTAAATATAACATTTAACACAGGTATTGATGAAAACTCTCCAGCACATAGAGACCATAAAATACCACATAAACAATTTATTTTATATCTTAATGACGCTGATCCTAAATCAAAAACTGTTTTTAGGGATGACGATGGTAAAATTTGTAAAGAAATAACACCTGAAGAACATAAGGGCATAATGATAGATAGTGGTGAACACTATTACTTTTTTCCTAAAACAGGATATAGAGCAGTATTGGTAATGACATTAGTATGAGTAGAAACATAAGAAGATTAATAGTAAAAATTAGAATGATATGGGCAGACATACGAGGTCATCATGGCAAAGTATGGGATTATGAACCAGGCGATTATTACATGGGCAGTCATAAAGGTCATAAAAAACATGAAAAGAAAAAATAATGGCTTATGAATTAAAAGATTATTTAAACGCAATCAACTTTGATAAAAAACCTTTACTAGATACAGATGACGAGGCATGGGAAAAGAAGTATCCACCTTATGTAATTAATAAATGTTTATCAATGTTTTATGATTGTATAGCACAAGCAAACGAAATGAATGGCTATCACTTCTTAGATAAGAGATTACAATTTCACTTTTACATAAATAGTATCAGAAAAAGAAAGCGATTTGGCGGTAAGTGGTTATCACAAACCAAATTGAAAGATTTAGAGTATGTAAAAGAGTATTATGGTTACAGTAATGAAAAAGCAAAACAAGCTCTCAACATACTATCAAATGAACAAATTGAAGTAATTAAAGAGTCCCTTACAAAGGGTGGGAGAAAAAGATGAGTGAAGAGATACAATGGTCAACTGACAGTATGCTTGAGGTGACAATCAAACAGCCAGACGACTTCTTAAAAATTAGAGAAACTTTAACTAGAATTGGCGTTGCTAGTAGAAAAGATAAGACACTATATCAATCGTGTCACATATTACACAAACAAGGTAAATATTACATAACACATTTTAAAGAGTTATTTGCTTTAGATGGTAAAAAATCAACATTAGTTGAAAATGATATTCAAAGAAGAAACACAATTTCAATTCTTTTACAAGATTGGAGTTTAATAGATATCCTAGATAAATCAAAAGTAGAAAATAAAGCACCTTTAAGTCAAATTAAAGTTTTACCTTTTAAAGAAAAAGGTGATTGGAACTTATTAGCGAAATACAATATAGGTAAAAAAGTAGAAACTAAAGAAGAAGTAAAAGATGAGAAATAAATGGAAGTTCCTAAATTTAAACAATACATTAACGAAGATCGTAATATAGATAGAAAAAATAAATCTATCACTGTTGCTATTTTAACAATAGCTGATTCAGACAATCCTAAAAAAGATACGACTGTTGAGCTTGTAGAAAAAGCGTGTAGTAAAAAAAAGATTAAGTGTATAATTGTTAACACTAAATCGACTATCATCACACAAAAAGATGAAGAAAAAAATACACTAACAGTTTACAATTATGATGGCAAAGGCGCTGAACATACTTTTGTAGGTAAAGATACAGTTTGTATAACAAGAGGTGGTGCTTTAGAAGATGAAGCAGGACTATCTTTAATATCTTCATTTCAAAACTCACAAGCATTTATGTTAAACACAAGAGCTGCCATGCTTACTTGTGATAATAAATTAACAACTGCTATACTATTTGAAAAGTTTGGTATACCTACACCTAGAACTGCTTTTGTTTCAAATGAGAATAATATTAAAACTGCCTTAGATATGATAGGTGGTAAGTTTCCTGTGATATTAAAAACACTTACAGGTACACAAGGCGTAGGTGTTATTAAAATTGAAAGTTATGAGGGTCTTGTGGCAACTTTACAAGCAATGTGGAAACTAGACGCAGAATTATTAGTACAAGAATATATGCCATCAAAGTTTGATGTAAGAACTTTTGTGGTTGACAATAAGATATTTGCTAGTACAAAAAGAACTCATAGTAGTTATGACTTTAGATCAAACACACACAGAGGTGCTGACGCTGAACCTTATACAATCAATGATGAGGAAAGAGAACTAATTTTAAAAGCCGCTAGAATATCTAAAGCATATATGGTTGGTGTAGATCATATTGAATATAAAGGTAAACCTTATGTATTAGAAATTAATGGTAGTCCAGGATCAGGTGCTGATTATGAAGGCTATCAATATAAAGATTACTATTCAGAACCAGAACCATCAGGTAGAATAGATGGCGAAAAAATGATGGAATATTTAATTGACTATGTTACAGAAAGAAAATATTGGGATAGACAATCTTTAATAGAATGTGGTTGGTTAGAAACAGTTGATTTAACAGATGTAGGTAAAGTGAGAGCTAAGTTTGATACTGGTAACGGTGCTAAAGCATGTGCCTTACACGCAGACGAAATTTTAGAAGATGGTAAGATTGTTAAATGGAAATATGACGGTAAAGTTTATTCTAAACCTAGACATGGCACAAGTGAAGTGTTTAGAGCAAATGCCCATGGAGAAGAACCTTCAGAGACACGACCTACAATATTAATAGATTTATCATTTAATGGTTTTACTTATAAAGATATTGAGGTAGGTTTAGATAGTAGACCTAGATCAGGTTCAGATTTACTTGTTAATAGAGAAGTAATGCGACAAATGAATATTAGTGTCAATGCTAATAGAACGTTTGTATTAAGTAAAAGACTAAAACCTTTAGATAAGGACATTGACAAAAACGATAAATAATGTTATACTGAATAAATTATAAGGAGATATTATGTCAGATGTGAAAATAATTAGGTTAATGACAGGCGAAGATGTCATAGCCAAAATAGGCGAGAATGACCAAGGTACTAGTTTAAGTAAACCTTTTGTTATAATTCCTACTCAAAAAGCCCCAGGACAACCTGTACAATTAATGATGACGCCGTATTCACCATACAGTAAGAGTGATACAGTAACTATCAAGTCAGATAAAATTGTTTCTATGGTAGAACCTAAAGAAGAAATAGAAAAAACCTATCAACAAAATACTAGCTCAATTTTAACACCAGCTAATAGTTTAATAACAGAAAACAAATTACCTAAAATTTAAAGTGGTAACAGTTTATTTTGTAAGAGACGGCTCAAAGATAAGAGTTGATGTACCCGAAGGTACAACTCTTATGGAAGCAGCCAAAGAAAGTCATGTACGGATACATGAGATACCTGCTGATTGTGGTGGGTCTTGTGCTTGTTGTACATGTCATATACATTTAACTGATAAGTGGGTTGACAAACTAGGTAAAATAGATTATAATGGCTTAGAAACTAGTTTGATAGAATATGAAAAAAATTATGTAGAGGGTATAAGCAGACTTGCTTGTCAAATACAATTGAAACCTGAACATGATGGACTAATAGTGAATTTATTAAAACATGAACTTTTATAAAAATGTAATAGAACATCACGGCAAGTTGCTTGTTCGTGGCGTTAGAGACGGTAAAGACTATAAAGAAAAAATAGATTATAGTCCTACTCTTTATGCCATGACACAAGAAGAAAGTCAATTTAAAACTTTACAAGGTCAAAACTTAAAACCTATTACTTTCGGCAGTATCAAAAAAGCAAGAGATTTCAAAAGACATTATAATACAGGCAACGCACCAATCTATGGTATGGATCGTTATCACTATCAATACATATCAGACAATCATCCTAATGAAATTGATTTTAAAAAAGAAGCAATTAAAATATTTACTTTAGATATTGAAACTAGTTGTGAAAATGGATTTCCAGATGTAGAAAATCCTATTGAAGAAATACTTTGTCTTACTGTTAAAAATCAATCTAATAAACAAATCATAACTTGGGGTACAGGTGACTTTACAACAAGAAGAGAAGATGTTTATTATATTAAATGTAATACAGAAAAACAATTGATTATGGAATTTATGAAGTTCTGGATTAAAAATTATCCAGATGTCATAACAGGATGGAATACTAAATTTTTTGATTTACCTTATCTAGTAAACAGAATAAGAATGTTAACAGATGAAAAAGTTATTAAAAGATTATCGCCGTGGAATCTTATAGAACGAGAAGAAATAACTAGTTGGGGCAGAAAACAAGCAGTGTATCATTTGTACGGTATTGTTATGTTAGATTATATGGATTTATATAGAAAGTTTATACCAGCAAAACCTGAAAGTTATAAACTAAACTATATAGGTAAAATAGAACTAGGCGAAGAAAAAGACGATAACCCTTACGAGACATTTAAAGATTGGTATACAAAAGACTTTCAATCATTTGTTGATTATAATATACAAGACGTTGAGATTGTTGATAAGTTAGAAGATAAACTAAAACTTATTGAATTAATATTAACTATGGCTTATGAGGCAAAGATTAATTATGATGATGTATTTTCACAAGTTAGATTTTGGGATACTATAATCTATAATCATTTAAGAAAAAAGAATATAGTCATACCACCTAAAGAAGATAATATAAAAGAATTTAAATATGACGGTGCTTATGTAAAAGAACCTTTAATAGGTTTACATAAATGGGTTGTGTCATTTGATATTAACTCTCTGTATCCTCATCTAATAATGCAATATAATATTTCGCCAGAAAAAATTATAGGTGTTAAAAGTAATGGTATCAATGTAGATAAACTTTTGAATCACTCTACACCTCTTACACATTTACAAACTGAAGGTGCTACTATAACTCCTAACGGTGCTATGTTTAAAACAGATAATCAAGGTTTCTTACCTGAGATTATGGAAAAGATGTATGGTGATCGTGTTGTTTATAAAAAGAAAATGATGATAGCAAAGACAGAATATAATAAAACAAAAGACCCTCAACTATTAAAAGAAATTAGTAGGTGTCATAATATTCAGTATTCTAAAAAGATAGGTCTTAACAGTGCTTACGGTGCTGTAGGCAATCAGTATTTTAGATACTATGATGTGAGACAAGCAAGTGCTATTACAACAGCAGGTCAATTTGTAATTAGATATATTGAAAAATCTGTTAATAAACTTATGAATGATATATTAAAAACACACGATAAAGTTGATTATATTGTTGCGTCTGATACAGATTCAATTTATTTGACACTTGATAAATTAGTTGAAAAAGTTTGTCAAGGCAAAACAAAAGAACAAACAATAAACTTTATTGACAAAGTTGTAGAAAATAAAATAGAACCATTTATAGAAAAATGTTTTAATGAAGTTTCAGAATATACAAATGCTTTTCAACAAAAAATGGTTATGAAACGAGAAGTAATTGCTGACAAAGGTATATGGACTGCCAAGAAAAGATATATTTTAAATGTATTAGATGAAGAAGGTATCAGATTAGAAAAACCTAAACTAAAGATTATGGGTATTGAAGCAGTTAGATCATCAACGCCTGAAGTATGTAGAGGTAAGATTAAAGAATGTATCAATATGATTATGACTAAAGATGAAACAGATGTACAAAAGTTTATTGCTAATTTTAAAACAGAGTTTTTTACAATGAAAGCAGAACAAATATCTTTTCCTAGAAGTTGTAATAATTTAAAAAAATATAGAGATAGTAATAGCGTATTTATTAAAGGCACACCTATACATGTA